TGAAATCGCTCAACAAGACCAGATGTGCAATATGTAATTGAATCTTTTGCAATGTTTATTCCCTTATTTCCACCTACTGCAGTTGGATTTGCAACTGGGTAAGCAAGTTTTGGTTGGTAAAGAAAATATTCTTCTATCTCAGGAAACTCATAATCCATTGGATCGGAGTTTCTATTATTGATTCTTGCTATAGCGTTTGCTCTATCTTCAGGTTTCTGTTTTTGCTTACGAATATAACGCATTTTCATTGCGTCAATATAACGCAATTCTTGAATACCTTCGTTAGGATTTTTTAAATCGATTATTTTATGATAATAAATGCGACCATCAATATACCAATTACGATAAATTTCATGTGCTTTTTTATCAAAATCAAGAAGATCTAAGATATACTTAAACTCTTTACGAATTTTATTTTTAATGCCATCACTAGCATTTAGATTTGATAATTCAATTTCTACAGGACTATCATTAGAATCAGATACAACTGCTTCATTAACAATATCTTCAATAGCACTATCACATTCAGGATGAAGTGACATCTCACGATATCGTTTGATTAGTTCAAACTCATTTCTAAAGACACCCTCAAGATCTACATGAGTACCAAAAAAACCACTACCAGCGTAGTGATCAACCCCATCCTCATTACTGGGAGGAACTGGGGAGACTGCTCCGGGAGATAGTGGTTCTGAGTTCTCAATCGAGAATCCAAATAATTTGGACATGATTTATATTATAGTGGTTATCCTCAAACTATTTATCAACCACTGACAGCGCCACCATCACCAAGCAGTTCAAGTGATTGAACCTGGAAGGTTACGGTGAATTCTTCAATAGCGTCTGATGAATCATAAGAAAGGTCAATTGCAGAAACTTCCGTGGGGAAGATATCTACAAACTTATACTTAGCAAGAACAACATTTGATTCTCCACTATTTCTGCTGCTACTCTTGCTGCTTCCTCTACCAAGTTGGTATACATGAGCAGATGCCATGTAAGCATCAGGGTTAGTTGCACCAATGTTAGTGTCTAACTTAGCAATTTGCTCAGTCCATTCTTCAAATGCTCTTCTTAGATTGAAATCTTCATCATTGATAATGGTTACACTCCATGTATCAATAGTTCTGTCTCCAGCAACTTTAAAGATTCTTCCTCTAAAAGGAACATCGATAGAACCGATGTTTTGAGCAGGTAGATTAGATGCTTTACATAAAAATGCAAAGTTAGTAGCATCAAATCCGGGTAAATTAAATTCCAGTTCGTTAAGAGTCATCTCAACTTCAAATAGATTGGGGCGGGCACCGCCCCCAACCATTGCTGACTTAAACTGGGAAATTGTTCTGTTTTCTTTTTGTGCCATTGTTTGGTCCTCCTTTTGTTATTTAGATAATATTATCAAACTGTACCAGCTACTTCTTCAAAAGAAATACCAGTTCTTGTGGCAACAAACGTAAGAGTGATGTAATTAATCGACTTCGTTGGTTTCAGGAAGATGTCTGCTCTAAACTCATTATTATCAATAACATCAGGAGTGTTGTTTGACGAGTCACAAACAACGAGGAATCCATAGAGACCTCTCTTTGCCTGAACATCACGGAGGAATGGTTCAACAATGTTTCTAAAGTTTGCTCTTGTTAACTCATCATTGAGTTCAAAGAGTTGTGCTTCTGCTGCTCTTTCAAGTGCTTGCTCAACTGTAAGGAACAGGCGGCGAACATTAATTCTATCGAAAGCAGATGCATATGCGAGAGCAGTCTTATCACCGAAGAGAAGTGTTCCAATACCTGGTTTTGTGATAAAGGAGTTAATTCTTTGAGGATAGAGACGGTCTCTTTGTGCCTTACTAGGATTGTATGCAAGTTTAACAGCGTTATTGATAACACCGCGTTGCTGACCTGCGGGGGAGAACCATGGGAATGCAACGATTGATGTGCGGGTCATAAGACCAGCAACGTCAGCGTTTGCAGGAACATAACGGAATTCGTTATTAAATCTATCAAACTGATACTTATAACCACTATCAAACACCGCGTAAGAAGAAGAACTTAACGTGGAGAAGTAGTTGATAAGATTATCAGTTTGATCATTAGCGTTCGTTACGTTGACCAGATTAGTTCTGTGAGGTCCAATGACTGCCATACAGTCTTTTCTCTCTCCAGCGATAGCAATCAATTTGTTTGCCTTTGCTTGAGATTCTGCTTCAGTGTCGCAACCAGGACCCATGATCAGGTAGTCTACCTCAATCTCGTCTCTGTTAGAGAAGAGATCGTATGCTCTCATTGTATCAGAGAGTTCTGACTTCATCGCGCCTCTAACGGTGCCGTAATCAAGACCGTTAAGAAGTGGATAGGTGACGTTACCAACTGAGGAGAATGTTACTCCTTGTGCATCTTGACCGAATTGACCATCTGAGACTGATACAGGTGCAAATGCGTTTGCGTCTCCACTGGTGGTAGTAAATCCAGTTGCCCTTGGTGTTGTGCCATGTTGTGCATCACCTGCGAGAGAAACGTTATATCCAGCGTAGATGTTTTCTGAGAAATCTGCGATATAATCTTTGTAGTAAATTCTCTGTGGAGCATTTACATTAGAGATCGCATCATTTGCCTTAGAAAGACTGAGGTGTTTCTCAATAATATTACCTCTAATTCCAGTTACAGAACCGGTGTCATCGGCAACAACGATATGAATTGCATCGTTATAACCCTGTCTATCAGTAACGAATACGTTAGTGGTTGGTTTAGGTGCTAATGTTTTCCAGAAAATAGTCTGGTTGTCAAGACCTAAAGTTTGCTGATCGTACCAATCTTTAACTGATAGAGAAACAGGAGTGAATGACTTAGCACCATCTGTTCCAGATCCGGTATTTACACCAGCATTGACAGGGAAGATTGCGTCACTTTCGTCAAAAGACTTAAGTCCGTTTCCTTCAGCGTATGAAATTCTTGTTTCAGTTCCTGCGGAAGAAACTTGAGAAACAATCTTAACTTCAATGGTGCTCAGAGAAGCAGTGGTTGAAGTGTTAACACCAGTGATGATACCTTTAAGTGCCCCGGTAAAGATTCCCGTGGTTCCAATTCCAGGTTGTACAGCACTGATCGCAGCAGTAACACCAAATCCAATTGAGAAACCTGAGGTTGCAAGACTGGTTGTGTTAATACCAATAATTTGGTCTGCTGCATCATCGATGTAACAGACTTTCAGTTGATCTGCCCATGAACCAGGGTTCTTAGCAGCGTATGTGAATGATGCGTCAGTGGTGTGGTTATTCTGATAGTCATCATAGTTGTAGACTTTCAGGACAGATGTTGATGCAATACCTACACCAGCATTTGCATTTCTTAAATTTGTATTTGCAGTTCTTGCTACCTTAAGGACACCGCCATAAGAAAGAAAGTTAGAAGCACTCATCCAGTATTCATACTGGGAATCGGTAGATAGTGGTTTACCGAAAGTGTTAATTAACTCTTGTTCCGTGCTGATGTCAATAGCTTCATCGACAGGTCCTATTCTAAAAGGACCGGCGATTGCACCGATATTATCTAATACGTTATCAGCTCTCCCTACAGTTAGGTCAACCTCCCTTACCAATACTCCAGGAGATAATTGAGGAGTCGCCATGTTTTTGTTCTCCGTGTCTCATATACCTGAAAATATTTATTAAAAAGACACTTTTCACAGGGGAAACATGACGTGAATTACCAGTCTGGATATTCCCATCTATTATCAGATTTTTTATTTAATAGTATTCTCTTTATTGTACAACCTTTACATTCATAAGAATATGAAGATGCTACAGGACCTCTATCTCTTCTTGTTCTATAAAATCCATCGATTAAATTTTTAGTTGCACCACACGTTCTACATTTTCTATCCTGTAAAAGAAGATGTCCCAGTTTGATTTGACCATCAAGATCCATTCTTTACTTCTCTAATAACCCAGGACCTCATACCATATGGTACATCATTAATTATTTCTTGAGTCAATTGAATTGCATCTGGAGGGACAACTAAACAAAATCCAATACCAAGATTGAATACATTTCTCATCTCTTCCTCAGCAATATCTCCTGCCTTCTGGATCTTGTTAAAGAGTTCTGGTCTCTCCCAAGCATTATAGTTCACATCAACACTAAGACCCTTTGGAAGGCATCTAGGGAGGTTCTCAGGCAGTCCTCCACCTGTAATGTGTGCCATACCAAGGATAGGAACATGATCAAGTAGGCACTGGATTAAACGGGCATAGATGGTGGTTGGTCTCAGTATTTCTGGCATCTCCTTATAGGAAATTAAATTTTTATCTATCATATCATTTATAAGTGTGTATCCATTACTATGAAGACCACTACTTTCAATACCAATGACTACATCACCAGGTCTGATGTTACTACCATCAACAATATCATGCTTCTCTACAATACCAGTACAAAAACCAGCAACGTCATAATCAGTTTGTCTATAATGCTCTGCAGTTTCTCCACCTATCAATTCCATTCCAGCCATAGCACAACCAGTATTGACTCCATACACAATATCACTCACATTAGAATCAAGTGATTTGGCAGAGATGTAGTCTAGAAAATATAATGGTTTAGCACCAGAACATATAACATCATTGACGCACATAGCAACAAGGTCTTGACCAATAGTGTTGTAATCATCAGCAATTCCACAGATGTTCATTTTAGTTCCGACGCCATCAGCACCAGATATCAACACCGGTTTCTCATATTCTGATGGGATTTCCATCATTCCACTAAAACCACCAATCTTAGGCACCAGTACTTTTAGATACTCTACGAAAGATCGACCTTTAATAATATCAACACCAGCAGTCTTATAATCCATTAGTGAATTTCTCCTTTAATAATTTTCTCACGGTTCTTTAGTTTCCATACAATATAATCTATAGTAGGGACACACTGGGGATTCCATCCAGCAAAGGTGGAGTGTTCTCCACTTGGAATCTGCCAACAGGGGGAGTCATCGTTTTCAAGGTCTAGTGACTCACGATATGCTTCGTCACCGAGTAAAACAACTGCTCTCTCAGCAGCATTCAAACTGGTGAAGCAAGCAAATCCATTTTTCTTAATGATATCAGGGATGTGATGCTTCACTTATCTATATTCCCACATAAAAGATCTATCTCCATATTCATCTGCTTTAAACCATCTATCTCCCTCATCATCTGTAAAACTATCGTCATCTAATCCATCTGTCATAAAACCAAACGGTGCCATGTCTTGTTCAATTTGATTTTTTTGTTCATCATACAATCTTTTTCTTACATCCTGATCAGTCAATTCTTTAAAGTAGTCCATTTGGACTAACCAAGCATAGATGACAAGGCACATAGCTAAGTCGTCGTTACATCCCTCTTCTGCCTCAAAAGAATTACTTTTTGAAATAAATGTAGTCAACTCTGAGATAATCTCATAATCAGAGAAAATAAGTTTATTTTCTTCAATCAAAGTCTTTAAATTAAGAGATCCAACTTTCTTTACAGTCTTGGACATCTTAACCCCAAGTTGAGTTTTCTTACCAGAAAATCCTTGTCCCACAATTTGACCTGCTCTACCTCTCATTGAACACATCAGTAAGTTTTGATATTCTAAGTCATATTGTATGATACTTGCAACCTGATCACCAATATCATTTACCTCACATAAAATATATGCTTCATTAAAATTTTTTGCTACTTCATAGATGATATTAGGAAATAGCATCGGTTTAATTTCATTGTTCCTATATTTGGCAACAACTTTATGAGGAAACTCTGTAATATCGACACAAACAAATGCAGAGTAATCTGCTCCAACACCTCTTGCTACGTCAACTGTAATTACATAATCATGATTATCTTTTGGTGCCTCATATACATCCAATCCTGCATTTCGTTTAATTGGATTTTCATATACCAATGATCTCAACTTACTTGGTGCAATTAATGTATCAACTGATCCTAAAAACTCACACTCAAACTCAACTTTAAATTGTGCTTCGGATGTGTTTGCAATTGTTGTTGCTTTCCACTTTTCATCTCTACCCGGAACTTCTGACCAATGAACATCAGTAGGAACGTATTCATTTTGCGATCTTTCCGCATCATGCCACATACGGTAGAAATGATTCATACCATGTGGAGTGGAAACTATGATGACTTTTGTGCTTTTACCAGAAGTAATAGTAGGATAAACAGATGCAAAGAAGGAATCTGCAACATGGTTTGGAACGAATGCAAATTCGTCGAGGAAGAGGATATTGAACGACATGCCTCTGACAGCACTTGCAGACGTAGAAGCTGCTAGTATCTTACTGCCATTTTCTAACTCCAATGAACCTCTGTTCCATACTAACACACCCTGTTGCATCCACTTGGGCAAGTTTTCATATGCAGTCTGCAATCTTCCTAGAAGTTCTCTAGCAGTCGCTGCTTTGTTAGCAAGGATGCCAATATTAACAGAGTCATTGAATACCGCATAATGAAGAAGATAAGAAACAACTGTAGTACTTTTGCCAGTTTGACGGGGCATTTTACAGATGTTAAATCTATT